AGACCCACGTACGAATCGTGGAGATCGACAACGTGAGAGTCTTGGAGTTCCGAGACTTCATCCCGAGCCTGTCAGAGTACGGGCGCGGGTATTGGGTACCCATGACTGAAGGTGCCGTCTACGGCATCCTAACCGTACTGAACGAGACAGTGACATCCGAGGTGCTGGCATGAGCAACCACCACGTCCGATGTGCTTCCTGCCATAAGACGCTGGCCGTTACCGAGTCCGACTCGGCCCTGCGTGCGAAGGTGTACTGCGACGATTGGTGTAGAACCGAGACCCCGTCCACACAGTTTGAGGCTAGGAACGACGTGTGGAAGGCAATGGTCGCGTTCGGGGTATCCCCCGTTGCCGTAGCACGCAAGTACGAGGTCGCACATAGTCAGGTCTACAAGGCCGTCGCTCGGTAACCTAGGGTCTACAACTAAGGGCGGTGACATCCCCCGCCCTTAGTTATGTCATGACAGTGTCCCCCCGAGTTGTGATGCTGGGTACATCCCAGTCACTCAACCGGAAACCTACATGGACACTGAGCAGTTTGAAGAGGTCGAAGACGAACTGGCCATGACGCCAGACGACCACGTTGACGAACTCTCGCAGGCCTTTGTCAACCGGCTTACTGACAAGATCATGCAGTTCATGGAAGTCCTCGTCGGCTACCCACTGCACGACTACCAGATCCCCTTCGCCCGCCGGATCATCGAGAGTGTCATCATCGGTGACGGCGAGGAACTGACCGGCCTAGCCGCTCGCCAGTCTGGCAAGTCGGAGATCATCGCCAACACGGTCGCCACCCTGATGGTCCTCCTCCCCAAACTCGCCGTCCTCTACCCCGACCTCCTCGGGAAGTTCAAGGCCGGATTCTGGGTCGGCATGTTCGCTCCGACGGAGGGGCAGGCTGAGACTCTCTTCGGTCGCACCGTCTCCCGCCTCACCAGTGAGCGCGCGGTCGAGATCTTGGGCGACTCGGAGATTGACGACATCGCGCAGCGGACTGCCGGTGTGACCAAGGGGATCAGGCTGAAGAAGTCTGGCAGCACTCTGACAATGATGACGGCGAACCCACGCGCAAAGATTGAAAGTAAGTCCTTCCATCTCGTCATCGTGGACGAGTGTCAGGAAGCCGACGACTTCGTGGTCGTCAAGTCGATTGCCCCGATGCTCGCGTACTACGCGGGAACCATGGTGAAGACCGGGACGCCGACCACCAGCAAGAACAACTTCTACAAGGCGATCCAACTGAACAAGCGTCGGCAGACGAGCCGTGGCGCTCGGCAGAACCACTTCCAGTGGGACTACCGCGACGTGGCGAAGGTCAACGAGAACTACGCGAAGTTCGTTCGCAGGGAGATGCTCCGGATTGGCGAGGACTCCGACGAGTTCCAGATGTCGTACAACTGCAAGTGGCTGCTGGAGCGCGGCATGTTCGTCACCTCCAGCGCGATGGACGAACTCGGGGATACCTCGCAGGAGGTCGTCAAGTCGTGGTTCCGGACGCCAGTCGTAGCGGGCATCGACCCAGCGCGGAAGATGGACTCGACTGTCGTCACTGTCGTCTGGGTCGACTGGGACCGGCCGGACGAGTTCGGCTACTTCGACCACCGTGTCCTCAACTGGATGGAGATCCAAGGAGACGACTGGGAGGACCAGTACTTCCAGATCACCAACTTCCTCTCCAACTACGACGTCCTCGCTGTCGGTGTCGACGCGAACGGTGTTGGGGACGCTGTCGCCCAGCGGCTCAAGTTGCTGCTGCCACGCGCTGAGGTCATCTCCGTCACGTCGAGTCCTACCGAGCAGTCGAAGCGCTGGAAGCATCTGCAAGCGCTCATCCAGCGGAAGATGATCGGCTGGCCTGCCCACGCGAAGGCGCGCAGGCTGCGCACGTACAAGCGGTTCTACCAGCAGATGACCGACCTTGAGACGAAGTTCAGCGGTCCCAACTTTCTTGCTGCCGCACCGGACGAGGTACACGCGCATGACGACTACCCCGACAGTCTGTCTATCGCCTGCAGTCTGACCGCAGAACTGACTATGCCGTCGATAGAAGTGAGCCAGTCACCATTCTTTGGTAGTCAATCTCGATAGTAGTCATGGTACTCTGGCTGCATGACAAAGAGACAACCTTGTAGGGTTGAGGGCTGCGACCGCCCACGCTTTGGGCACCAGTACTGCAACATGCACTACAAGCGCTGGAGAAAGACCGGTGACCCCGGATCCGCAGAGTCGGTCAGGGGGGTAGTGGGGTGCAGAGTAGACGGGTGTGACCGACCACACTGTGCGCGAGGGTTCTGCAACACGCACCTTGCTCGGTTCCACGCGACTGGCGAAGAGCCGACCACACCCATTCGTGCGTCAGTTCCCACAGTCGGGTGCTCCCGTCCAGACTGCACTAAGCCTGCCATCGGCACCCACGGCTACTGCGGAAAGCACTACTCACGCCTCCGGAAGATGCGGGAGTACCAGCCCGACTTCGGCTGGGAATCCTACGAGGCGTTGTACGAAGAGCAAGGTGGTAGGTGCGCGATCTGTAGTGATGACATCGAGTTTGAGGGACGGCGAACTCACCTAGATCACTGCCATACCGTCGGGGTGATCCGAGGTCTGCTATGTCGTACCTGCAATAACCTCATCGGCTTTGCGAAGGATGACGTCAACGTACTTGCAGCGGCAGCCGCGTACCTCTCGCGAAGGTGATGAAGGCCGAGATCTTTAGGCAGTAGTTCACAAGCCTCGACCCGACAATGGAGATACCCCCTTACAACAGAGGAGACCCCATGGATTTCGGAACTTGGCTCGCCACTACCCCGCTCGGTACCGCTCTCAAGGCGGCTGTCGCAGTGGTCCTCACGCTCGGCGTCGCAGACTGGGTCGGCGCTGGCAGCATCTCCCTCACCAACTGGCAGACATGGATCATCGCAGGCATCGGCAGCGCCGCCCCGGTGATTGTCAACTGGCTCAACTCAAGTGACGCTCGGTACGGTCGCGGTTCTGCGGGAGAGTGACTGCCCCCACGCCTGCGGTGGTCCCGTACCACCTCAGACGTGCGTACCCTGCTGACGCATCACTCTTCCTCGCGCTGATCGCGCTCCTCATCAACGAGGCCGTCTTCCCTGCGGAAGGTGACTCGTTCGATACCTACAGCCTTGTCCTGTCCGTGGTAGCACTCACGGCTGCAGTACTACTGCTCGTTGGCTTCCTAGGGGATAGCCGACGGGCTACCTACGAGGGGGCTTGGCTCTCTATGGGTGTCTGGACGGCAGAGGTTGTTGACACCGTCTACCGAGGTGACCCCAGTTCGGCAATGTGGTGGTTCCTCACTCTGATCTCCATCTCGATGGTCAACCTCTCGGCAGGCGTGTGGTGGTACGTCCGGTGGACCACAGAGACAGGAGAAGATGGTGACCCTCAGTCCTGAGGCCATCGGCATCCTTGTTGCCTTTCTGATCCTCGTCTTCACACGTCTTCTCGACTTCTTCCTTCCGAAGGGGACCGTCTTCAAGGGATGGCGGTCCTACGCACGGACTATGGAGAAGAAGCGGGATGAAGCAGTGGAGCAGAAAGACGAAGAGTAGTTAGCGCTGACACGGCCGTTCACACCGTGAAAACTGAGTACAGGTTCCACAAGCCAAAGAGGAGTCCCAATGTCTGTTCCCACCATCGCTCCGCAGCCCCAGTTCCCCGAGCGTGCGCCGCAGATGTACGACCGCAAGTATGCGGGTGCTGCGCCGGGTCAGGAAGGTCCTCTCCGCTTTCAGGAGGGCGTCGCCTCTGACACTGACGTCCCCAACGAGTTCACGAAGGGCGCGATGCAGGGCTACGTCTCTGCTCCCGGCCGTCCGAACCGGAACGCCAACGTCTACGAGAAGTACCCCGACGAGACCATGCGCGAGCGGGCACACGTCGGCTCTGCTGCTTGGATCGAGGCTGAGACGATGCTCGGCGAGTTCGCCGCGTCGGCCTTCAGCGATCACGGGGTGAACCGCTACGAGGAGGCCATCCGTTCGGGCGCGCGCTACCAGCGCATCAACCCGACCGTCGTCACCGACTAGTCGCTTCCTCCCTACCACTACATCGGACCCGAGAGGCAGCGATGGCTGACGTCCCTGTGAACCAGCAGTTGTGGGACATGCTTGTCCTACAGGCGAAGCATAAGTTCAAGACGTGGCCGTCTATCCCTGCTGGCAAGTGGGTCCATGAGCAGTACACCCAGAAGGGCGGTCGTTTCGCTAGCGCTGGCCAGATCGCCAAGGCCAAGAAGCGCGCGCACGGTCACGGCAAGCCCGTCGAGAAGGAGAAGGACGAGAAGTGAGCCTCGGCACCGTCGACTTCTCTCCCCCCTCGTATCGGGCGGCGTCCTCCGACCTCACGATCTCGATCTCCCCTCTCGGCCTTGTGGAACTGGCTGACGAAGAGTTCGAAGTACACGGCCCACGGCTTAATAGGTACTCGCTCAACTGGGCGATGTACCTCGGCCACCACTACGCCTACAAGCGCGAGGCCGGTGAGCCGCAGGTAGTCCTCAACTACTACCGGGCGATGACCGACTACCTCAACCGCTTCACGTTCGGTAAGGGGATCCACTTCGGTTCCCCGAAGGCGACGGAGGCGATCACCCCCGCTCTTCTGGAGCGGGTCTGGTCACAGGACAACGA